GAGGGTAACAAAGCAAGCCGATGAGCAAAGTAAGCTAATCGATCAAAGACAAAATCAACAGCAACTAGAACAGTAATATGTCTACAAAAATCAACCTAGATACATCACAAAGAGTGGATATCACTTGCAGGAAGGGTGATACTTTTTCTTTAAGGCTTACCGTAACTGACGCTGATGATGCTGCCAACTTTGAGGCTGGTCACATCTTCCGAATGGAAGTTAGGGACTCTGACACAGGAAATCCTGTCGCGAATACCGCCGACCCCGTTGTGAACTTCACGATTACAGTGACGGCAGACGGTGACGACGTTACAGCAAAGTATGTCGATCTCACCCTATCTGCGGACACAATGAAGACCATGCCTTCTGGTTTGTATGTTTATGACGTCGAGCAAAAAACAGACGACAGCACACCTGTAGTTTCTACTTTGATTTACGGCACACTTAAGATTAATGAGGATATCACAATAACAGCCTAAAGATGTGCCATGCCAGTAAGTGTATCCCAACCATCAAAGATTGCTGTATCAAGCTCTAACGGAGGAGTAATAAATATCTCTGTCATTGCTTCTGAGGAGACCAAAGTGGTTTCTCTCACGACTGCTGCTGCAAACAATGTTTCTATTGCTGGTGCAATTGGTGCAGGTCCTTCTGGTGCCACAGGGCCACAGGGCCCCACTGGACCACAAGGTCCTGCGGGCGCGGATGGAGCCGATGGAGCTACTGGACCGCAAGGCGCTACTGGAGCGCAGGGTGAGACTGGTCCACAAGGCCCTCAGGGACCACAAGGTGAGACTGGTGCTGCGGGTGCGGATGGAGCCGATGGCGCTGACGGTGCCGATGGATCTCCGAATATTGCGAGCGCAATTAATATATCAAACGAAGATCCTGCTTTCTCTCATATGACTGACCCAATCGCTGCGGGTACTTCAGTTGAAGCCATTTTGAGAGACATGCTTGAGAAGTACAATTTGACCACGATTAGCCTCACCAATATCAGTAGGGCTCTTCAGGGTACAAATGGAAACTACGGTTCGTTTTCTAATGACACTAATGGGGAGACCGTGGAAGTTGGTCAGGG